TCAAATGACTGTCTGACTGATTCATAGCTATTGGCTGCTGGTGTTTCTTCCTTGGTTTTTGGTGCCGGCTGGTTTACTTCAACTTGATATAAATCTGGGTTTTTTGCAGATTCAATATCTAAAATCTTACGATCAATAGATAAACGCCCACCTTCATGCTCAATAGTTAATTTCGCTTTAGACGATGTGATAATCGTGTAAGGTTTATTTGCTGTCGCATAGTCAAAATCTTGACTAAATGTAAGTGTATTCCCTACCTGTAAAGGATCTTTACTGGTGCTGGCTGCTGTGCCTTTCTCGTCCGTGATCCAGACTGGCACAAGGCTGGTTGCGCCATTCACCAGCTTCATGACATAACGCACACCATCAATAACAGACTTAGAATCTTTGTGCTTGGCTCTCCATTCGGCGGCTGTCATCTGCTCTGCGCCTTCTGGATTACCTAGATTCGCGTTACTTGCACGTTTTTTGTTGGCTTTGGCTTCCTGTTCGGCCTTAATTTGGGCTTCCACTTTGGCCTGTTCTGCCTCTAACTTTTCCTGTTCAGCTTTAGCCGCTGCTTCTGCATCAGCCTGTTTCTGTTTAGGTGTCCGGGCTGCCAAAACTTTTAATTTTGCATAGCCTTTCAGACGTTCCAATTCAGCATTAAATTGGTCCGTTGCCTTATCTAAGGCAGATCCCCGCTGGTTGGCTTGTTTAGAGTTAAAGTTATTACGTCCGGCACGTGCAGAACTCACGGTTGCGCTGGCTGCATCCAACAACGGCGGCAAGGCCTTGTTAATGTAATTGTCTTTTACCCAGTCAATTGCCTCATTCAGTGCGGCTTTCTGTTCGTCCGTGGTGGCTAGTGGTTGCGCCTCGTCAATTTCAGCCTGGATAAACTTATCAAAACTTTCTTTGAAGGATTTAGCAGTATTCCCTGGTGAAAGGTGTGCATGGCCATAGGCCTCTTTAACCTTGGCCAATGGAAACGCTAGTGGATCTTTTGCCGTGGTCGGTTCTGGTGTTGCTGTAGCCTCTGGCTCTGGTGCTTTTGGTACTTCCTGGGTATCTTCAACCAGCTTTAACCTGGTCATTTTTTTGCTATCAGAATCCACGGTTGCCGTGATTTTAATATCTCCATTTTTCATAGGTGAAATAACCAGCTTTTTAACGCCGCTATTTCTTAAGCCGTATTTATATTTAAAGCTGACATTGCTGCCTAGATTTTTAGATCCACCAGACAAGTAGGGATCAGACATAACAATACGTCTGTCTAACTTGTTGACAATTTCGTTAATGTCATTCTCCTGTAGATCAATGCCTAAGTGGGCATATCCCGATTTTCCTTTGTAGGTAAATACAACTTCATGCCCCTGTTTAATTGGTTCGCCAGAATCAAATACTTTTCTCCCATCAGCAATAAGCGATTCAACCAGTTTAACCGGGTCTGATAAATCAATCGGGGTGCTGGTGTGCTGTACCTGGGATTTGTCACGTAATACAAATTGTGAAGGTGCTAGACGTACAACGGCGTGAGTATCTTCTAGGCCCTTTTTGCGTAAAGCTGTATTTGCTGCGCCTTCATTGGCAAACGGCGCATTATCCGATGCACGACCAATATCATCTGCTGGTGGTGCTTGCTTTGGTTCTTCTTGTGTTGTTGGTTCTGGCTTGGGTTTTGGTTTTGATTTTTTGTCGTACCAATAATCCTCTAAAAATTTACCCAAACTTTCAGGATTAGTTGCACCAGTAAATAAAGTTTTTCCGGTTGTATCCTCAATTCGCAATCGACCTTTCTTCTCGCTGATCCGAACATTTGTATCCTGACCATTACCTTTTAGAATTGCACCATCTGGACGAACAGATCTACCGTACTGCTTGGCCAAATCATCATATTTCTGGTATGGATGATCGGTCTGCTTCTCAGCTTCTACTGGCTCTGCGTTGGTTTCTGTTGCCGGATCTTCCGCTGGCTTTGGATTTTTGAGTAATGCTTCAACCTCCATTTGTAGGCGCTTTAATTCATCTATACCAAGGCTGTTATCAGGTTTTTTTCCTACTTCCGGTTTGGGTTTTACGGCATTTAGCTTTTCCGCTTCTTCTGCTGTTTTTTGTGCTGACCTTAATGCGTTACGGCTTCTGGATGATTGAATAAAATCGGAAAAATAATTTACTGTTTTATCGGCATCTGTTAGGTCATAGCCACCTCTCAGGGTTTCACCATCCATAGACAACTGAGCCTTGTCACCTTCAATGGTAATCGTTGCTTCTGGATCTCCCTTAATTGTGAATTTATCACCATCACGAACTACATCAGTATTGCCGTATTTTTCCGTTAGTGCCTTGTGTAATGGTTCGCCAGCATCCTTATGGCGCAATACAAACTGTGATGGTGCAAGCTGTATAACTTCATGTGAGTTATCTAAGCCTTGCTTTTTAATCGTGGTTTTTGCTGCGGTTGCACTGGCAAAAGGCTGATTATCAGACTTACGGCCTATATCCCCCTTTTTCATCTTCTGTGGTGCTGGTGTTTCCGATACAGCACTGTCCCCAGTGGTCTGATCCTTCTGGCTGTTTTGCTGTTTTTTCATTTCCTTCACGATCTTTTCAGACTTGGCGGCTTCAATCATGGTTACATTGCGATTTAGCTGAATTCCTTCATTGGTGATTCGTTTTGCGAAATCAGCATTGCTTTCACCAGAATTTTGCTTAATAAGGTGGTTCCCGGCATTAGGAACATTGCGATAAATGGAATGAGGGATTGTTAATTGATACTCGCCTTTAGCCTGAATAAAGCTAATGTCCCCCTGCCAACTACCTAGATCTTTTTTACGCCAATAATTACCCTCATCACCTATCCATCCAAGTTTTTTAAGTTCTTCTTTAACTGCTACATCATTATCTTTAGTCTTTGTGAGTTCTGTTTCACGTAACACAAAATTAGATGGCGAAATTTCTACAACTTCATGGGTGCTTTCTACATCACGAAGTTTTAAACCTCGATTTGCCGCATTCTTGCTTAGAAAGGGTTTTCCATCAGATCCTCGGCCAATATCGCCCGGTTTCATGGTTCCCGGTGCATCATTTTCCTGAATGCCGTTTTCGTCTGTTTTTTGTTCACTGCTTTGCTTGCTCTGCTTTTTAAGATTTTCCACCATCCCTATTGCTTCGGCAGTGTTAAGCAATCTGTCTTTAAAGTTTCCGATAATAGGTACTTCTTTATCAATTACCTGTTTAACACTTTCCGGATCTTTGGCATAAGCATCACGGACTTTTTGTAGATACTCCTGCTTTTGTTTTTCCTTTTCTTCCTCAAAGCTAAGTGGCTTTTCTTCCGGTGCAAGCTCCGGTGTATCAGTTTTAATCTCCGGTGCCTTACCGATGTTTTTAACAATGGCGCCTACTTCCTTAAGCACATCAGCACGTGAACGGCCCTTAGCAATCTCATCCTCAATTAATTGCGGCTTGGTATTTGGGTTATTCAGGTGTGCTTCGCGGATCTGATCTGCAAAGCTGGTTGTTGGCTGCACTGGTTCTGCCGGTGCTGCTGCTTCCTTGCTTGGTGGTACGGCGTTTAATACTTCGTCAAATGCTTCGTCACTATCAAAGTCGGTTACTTTATCTGTCGCCTGTACTGGCTCAACTGGATTTTGTGCCGGTGTTTCGATAGGTGGAACCGCATTTAATAAATCATCAAAAGCCTCGTCACTATTTGCGTCTGCTTCTGGTACTGGCGATTTTGGTTGAACGGTTGCAATCCCATCCTCGCCTCTAACAATCTCATGGCTATCCTGCAATCCATTTGATTTCAGATAATCATTGGCACGAATATAGTTTGTAAATGTCTTAGGCTTGTTTAGATCCGGCTGTTTACTTACTGGCTGTACTGGATCTGCTGGCAATGGCTGTACCGGCTCCAATACCTCCGGCGGGTTTTCAGTAGAAAGGCTATCAATGCTGACTGGACCTTCATCAAAATCAGATAGGTTCGGATCTTCGGCAATAATGCCTTGCTGCGGATCTGGTTGATAACCAAAATTCGTAATACCTGATTCGGCACCTTGTAGCGGGTCCAGGGTATCGGGATGCAGTTCAGTGGCGTTTGCAAATAAATCATCTGGTTCAGACTGGATCTGCTGCTTAACATGGTCATTCACAATGCCAGATATAGTCGGCTTTTTCTGCACATCCCTGTAACGTGGAATATCCTGCATTAAGGCCTGTGCATAATCATTTTCAATACGCCCTAAAGCTAGAGAATTTTCCACTATATTAAATGCTGCATCCACTTCACCAGAAGCCGCCAATCTAAATACCTCGCTTCGCATAGGATTAGATTCAATTTGCTGTGCTTCTTCTTCTGAAAGATTGCCCTTACTTACAGCGTCTTTAATGATGGTCGTTGTATCAGGCGTAATGATGTTGGTTAATTTAGGCGCTGGTAATGCCTGTTGTGCTGGTGGCTGTTCTGCCTCCGGTGTTGGTGGTACTTCTGGATCTACTTGCTGCTCGGCCTGTTGTTTTGGTTGGTACTGTGCAGCAAAACGCTCTACAAAATACGGCGTATCAATACCGTACTGATCATAAGCAGACTTAACCTTAACTGCCTCGGCACCAATATTATCTAAATTCGATTGTGCGCTTTGGACTGCTGCCGGGTCGTTAAGCTGCATTGCCTCTGCCAGCTCTTTACGTGCTTTGGCTTCTTCCTGGCGTAACTGGTTGGTCTGGTTGCGTAGCTGCTTTGCTGCGTCCTTGGCTTGTGCGGTAGGCGAACCGCCTGTAGCAGACTGCATACCGCCGCCCATCACACCGCCGATTAAGGCTTCTTCAATACCAGATTGAGCAACTTCACCCCAATCTACTGCCTGACCGCCGATGTTGGCCGATGCTGCTTGACCGCCATAATTGCCGATGCCGCCTTGTAAACCTTCTTCCAGGGCTTGCTTGCCGACCATTTTTGCAGCTGCTTTGTTGGCTGGTAGGCTTACGTCTGGAATGAGTTTGGCCATACCGGTACGTGGGACCTGGTTCATTTCACGTTTAACCAGGGCTGAATCTACGCCGCCGCCGACCAGGGTTTTACCGATCTTGCTGGTCGGTGCATTTTTCAGGATACCCGAACCCAGCACGGCACCAGACGGTGCAACAAAGTCTAGGGCTGTCATCATGCCGCCATACTTGTTAGCTGCTTCTTCTGACAATGTATCTAAGGTTTCGGCATGGGCCTGTTGACGCGCCTTATCAATGCTTACGCCACTGTCTAAATATTTGTTAAAGTTTTGTTCAAATAGCGGATTACCTTGTAATTTTTCCCATGTCGGAAAATCACGCTCAAGATTTTGTGTTGCGCTACGGCGTACTTCACCATAGTTCTGGGTATGTCCTGCGGCTACACCGGCCCCCATACCAATGTAAGCAGATTTGCCAGCGATAGCCGGGATCTTAGAGGCAACTGTAGCCACACCTTTGGCGGCACCAAAAGGAAAGGCCATTGCTGGAATAGATTGAATTGCACCAGCGGCTAACTGCGAACCCTTACCACTCTTACCAGCTTGTAAGTCTTTTTGGTATGTAGATGCGCTGCCTTCATATTCTTCGCGCAAATTTTTACCATAATCGGCAAGTCTGGCCGCGACTGATCCTTTTTCATTTTCACCAATATCACGAACAAAACCGGCTGCGCCTTCAATCGTGCTGCCTACGCCCTGGCCAAACAAGTTCCCGATGGTTTCACCGGTGGTTTTGATAGTTTCTTTGATGATCGGCATTTTACTACCGGTCTTTGCTGCCTCATTAACGGCTTTTTCAGCACGTTTATCCTTGGCAAAGCTCTTGCTGCTTTGGCCGGGTTTCGGCAACAAGCCAGCACTCTGCATGACTTGATCAGTCTGGGAGTTCCATTTGCTACGTGCTTCGGCAATCGCGGCTTCATTGGCATTACGTTTAACTAAAGCGGGTACAACTTTATCTTTAAATAAACGGTCACGTTGGGTTAGTAGTTGACTTGCATCTGCGCCTTTCTCTGCTGCTTCACTCGCCAATTTGCTAAAGTGCTGGGTAATATTCACAGTAAAACCTCTTAATTAATCGGGATTACTGCCTGTTGCGGTTGCCAAAAATGCGGCAAAAATAAAAAACTATATAGTTGTGTCGTGAGTATATTTCAAAAACTAAAGATTAGCTTTCAAATTATCGATGTTTTAGGTTGGCAATCTTGGCCGCTTCAACGGCGGATGCTCCATAAAACGGTTGTGTACTCTGGCCAAATAGAGGCGTTCTCTTTTTAGCTTCTTCCTCTTTTTTAGCCTTGGCTTTGGCTGCTGCTGCCTTTTCATCGGCGTGGCGTTTGTTGATCGCATCGGCCTGTTGTTTCTTACGTGCTGCACGTGCTTCAAGCTGCTGGTCCATCTTGCTCTTAGGCTTGGCCGGTGCTGGCTTCGCTGCTGGTTTAGATGCGGCTTTCGGTGGTGCAAAACGTGATGCAGCTTGGGTTATATCATCATTCTGCATCGGGTTTTTAAAGATCATCGGACGGCTAGAACTTGGCTGGGCCTTGGCTTGTGCTTTAGGCTTTGTCACTTCCTCCACACCAATATCGTGAAACGCATTGTCAATTTCCTTGGTGCTTAGGTTGCTTTGCTGGGCTGGCTTTTCTGCCTTCTTACCGCCTCGTCCATGTGTGATCCAGTTCCCGGCCTCGGTCTTGTTGGTGGCCCCGACCAATTCAGCGGTTTTTTGATGCACGTATTCTTTACGCTGGGCCGGTGTCATCATATTGCCTTGTTCGGTAGATAAAACGGCGCTATCTACCAGCTTATAGATATTTCCATAAGCTGCTCGGCGTTCCTTTTCAGTATTACCGCTGGCAAACTTGGCAATCTGGGTTTGTGTTCCAGCCAGGCCGCCGATCAATACCGCATTTTCACCCTTTTTCAATCCCAGCTCTGTTCCCATGTTGGTGGCGGTATTCTTGATCGCGGTTGTCGCCTGGGCGCTCACACCTTCACGATATGCACCTTTAGCATTTACAGTCTGCTGAGCATTCTTCTGGTTTACCTGATCCACGGTAATGTTGACCGGCTGACCATTGGCACCCAGGTAGCCTAAAGCCTGATTGTATTTCACGATATGGCCGTACACTTGCTGACGTGCTGCCGGTTCAAGGTTTAAGTGTTCGAACCACGAACCTTGATTACCATTGGCATTCCAGCGTTGTAAGGCTGCATCGATAGCTGGTTCACCAGCGTTATAAGCTGCTGCAATCAGTGTTGTATCACCGCCGTATTTTTTATCCAGGTGGTTGATTAGGGCTGCACCGGTTTGAATATTGGCTTGAACGTCTGTAATTGGATTGCCGGCAACTCCAAATTGACGCGCAAAACCTTGAGCGTATTTAGCGTTAATCTGCATAGGTCCATGACTAGATCCGTCATAGCTAACTGCTCTTGGATTTCCTGCGGATTCAATCCCCATCATGGCAACGGTCTTGTTATACAGATCCGGCTGATTGCTTAAAAAACTCAACATCGGTGCATTTTTTTGAGCAAAACCGATTGCACCCTGAACCCCAGACGCAACGGCGGCACTGGCCTTGCCTGATCCGGTGCTACTTCCTCCGGCCCCTTTTAATTCAGCTCGGTAGTTCTGACCATCTTGGCCAAGTTCGGCCCGGTAATTGGCACCGCCTTGGCGGATGCCTTCAAGCTGCATGTTGTTTCCAAACTTCACGCCCTCAAGCTGTACGTCTTGGCTAAACTTGTTATTTTGCTTGTTAATGTCGTAACCGTACTGCAAGCCCATCTTGCGTTCTTCCCAGCCGTATTCCTGCTGCTTCAATGCGGCCTTGGCTTCGTTATCGATTTTGGTTTCGTAACTCTTGGTTGGGTCAAGCTGCTGGTAGGTAGCTGCAACAAAATCATCGATCCCGACTTTCTCTCTGGCTGTACGGACCACTGCACCGGTGTTTTTATCCACGATGTTGATATTCACCGTACCATCATCGTTTTTCACATAAGACAAGGCATGATTTGGATCAAAATTGGGATTGCCTAAATTGTCTTTGTTGGCAAACTCCACATAGCTTGAGGCGGCACGATCCACATCACCCAGCGTTTTAAAGTTCTGGTACATGCCTAAACGCTCGTTTAAAAGCTGTTTGCGGTTGGCTTCGGCCTGTTCTCTGGCGCTGGACTGCAAAGTAAATTCATTTTGCTTTACGGTCTGGGCGTGTAGATCTGCACGTTGCTGGTCCTGTACGGCTTCGCGGCCACGTGTATAGTCGCGTTCCTCTTTTTCTTTGGTTTCCTGCTTAAACTGATTTAAACCGGTTACTGCACCTACGCCAGCGGCGGCGGCAACATTTCCCCAATCAATAGACATATTTTCACCTTATCCAATAAATGAGCCGTTGTTTGCTTTTGGCTGTTGTAGGCTGGCGATGTTGTCATACATCACACCGCTACCAACTTGGGTTCCTGCCACTTTCATGCCCTTGGTGGCTGTATCAATGGTTGATACTGGCTGTGTGGTAGTGGTTCCGCCAAATAGGTTTTTAAGTAAGCTGGTATCTTTCAACAAGCCTTGCGTAATACTGGAAACGCCGCCAGCAATCGCCTGATTCGCTAGATTGCTCTGGTTGTTTGCTGACGTTTGGTAACTATCAGCCAAACTAGACATTGAGCTACTGACGTTACTTGCTGCGCTATTCAGCATCGAGTTACCTTGTTGATATACGCCGTAACGACGATTCCAGGTTGCATCATCAGCATACTGGCGTTCTTTGTTCCGGGCATTGGTCACGTTTCCTGCTGTAGCAACGGCCTGATTTAAGGCTAATTGACGGTTGCTGGATTCAGCACGGCCACTATTCGGATTGATCCCTAGTCGCTGGTTCTGGTTATCTAAAGCCTGTTT